GTTGTGCAGCCGCTTCTGGGTCTTTGTCTAATTGCTGTTGATCCAATCGCATCTTTTTCATCTGCAGATCAATCATCTTGAGTTTTTTGTCCAGCTTGGCTGTTTTGGCGGTGATTGCATGACCCAGCATGTTGCTGGCTACACCAAATATTTCGCTGGCAAATCTTGAATCAACTTGCATGCCAAGATCCATTAGGTCTCGGTAGCTGGAAGTGGCCAGGCCAGCCAGTTCGTCCATTTCTTGGTCTGTGGATTCCAGCCCGCGCACAGCCGGCAAGGCAGCATCTATTTTGTCAATGGCTTGATCTAACGCAATAATAGCGTTGCGATTTTCCTCTAGGGCAGGAACAGCCAAGTCTATTTCTTTGTTAGAAGGGGGTAAATCGAAGAGTTCTTCCAGTTTTCGTGTCATGCCATATTTATGGACTTACGGACGACCGTTAGCAAACATGTCATTCTCAGTTATTACTCGAAACGTCATGCCATTGCGTCTGGCCCATTTGGTTGCGGCATCCCATTTGGCATAATTGATTGCTACCACTGCTCGATCTCTACTGCTCATTTTTGATTCCACTACACTTTGCTTTTTGGGCTTGATTTCAATCAACTCTGCCCGCACAGTGTTGTCTCTATTGCGATAGGTAATCAAAAAATCAGGTATGTATTGGCTCATTTTACCTGTGAGTGGATGGCGATATGGTATGGCTATGCTTTCGCTGGCCCATTGCAATATGTGATCGTTGCTGTCGCAAAATCTCATAAAGCTGTGTTCCCATCCAGAACGAAATCTAGGTGTACCCTTGCCCACATACTTGGCAGGATTTTGAACTACATATTGCCCTTGGGCCCAGCGACTCATTGCAATATGTTTCTAGCCACGTATGCGTTTGGTACCACTGCTACACCCACACCCAGCAGTGTGGCACGGCTGCGTATTTGATTGAGATAGTAGGCCAAGCTGGCATTTAGATTCATTCCATTGGTGCCTTGAAACTCTTTCAGTAGCGTCAGTGCTGGAATATTAGTACTTGCCGCAACTTGAAACAAACTTGATGTAAAGTTTCCAGATGAATTTTTGTTGCCCATTTCTTTTAAGAAATAGCTGTAGACCACATCATATTCAGCAGCTGGCACGTTGACTTCAAATTTGTAAAAGTTATCAAACACTCTTACAGTTGCATCAATGTTGGGGTTAACGGCGTTTATTGTGCTCATGAGTTATGCTCCATTAGGCGGTGATGTCTTTGGAGTAGGAATAAACACGCCAGTGGGACGGTTCATCACTGATCGTGTGGCAGATGCTACTCCGCCCAACAACACTTGAGTTCCAAGTGCAGTAGCTTCACTTTTTACCACGGCTGCCAGTCCAGGCCCTTTGTTGCCGCCAAAAGTTTGATATGTACGCATGGCTTTTTGTGCTGCTCCAATCAGTCCACCCACTGTGCCTCTTTGCAAATCACCAATGATACCTGTGCCTGCATCTAGCAAGCCACCTTGGCCAAAAATTGTGCGATTGCCACCTGGACGAGCAATTGGACTGACTGTGGTGTCATAATGACTGCGGTCAGCAAATCCTTGTACGTTAACATCAGGTCTACTGCTGCCAACTGCTCCATCATAATATTTCACAGTTTCGTAATCAATAGTCATGCTATTTTCCATGATACCACCACCTTCAGTGTAGTTATAGGTATCGTGGTTCCAGTTTGATATTACAGGATTGATCAACACATACTCAGCAAACTTGCGCTGATCCATGCCGTAGATTCGAATGTCTCTAAAGAAAGGAGGCTTGCCGCCACCGCTGCCTGAACCAGTGCCATCCAGCCAGGATTCACCTGAATATCCCCAGCCGTTGCGATTTTGAATGGTATCAGAATAGATGTCTCTGGTGTTGAGACTTGATCCAGTGGTTTGATTGTTTACTGTACCATTGTTGCCATTGGTAGCAGACGCTGCCAAATACTGTTGAGTTGGATCTTTATAGTAGTAGGAGTAGTAATAGTACCACAACTTGCGAGCATTGTCTCCGCCATCGTCATGAAAGGTGAGAGTCACTGGCTGGTAATCAATTTTGGTTTGAATTATTCTTTTGCGATTGTATTGATTCAGCGTTTCAGTGGCCATTTTGTATTTTGGCAGTTCAGCTGTTTTGACCAAGAGACTGAGATCATTGCGTTCTTGATTTCCAAATACGCCTGCTGATCTCAAATAAGGAATGGCATCTGTGTTGATGGTAAAACTAACGTGGAACAAGAACTTAAACCGAGGTTTAAGTTCGTAACTGTTCGTGGTGAAAGTTTTACTTGCGTGAGTGTAGTCACGCAAGGTATTGTTGCCAATGAATCCCTGAAGGATTTCATTACCAATGCCAAAAGGGCCGCCACCGTTGGCCATAAGTTATCCTTATGCGCCTTGACCAGCGCCTGTTACAACATCGTTAATTGTGCGGCCAATTGCACTGCCAACTCCTGAGCCTTCAGGTGTCTGGTTGGCGTTATCGTAAGCAATGCTCATTTCAATTGTGGCTGCTTCGTTAGTACCATAGTTCAAGTCGCCATAGTTGGCACCTTTGAGGTAGCAACCATACAACTCCCAAGTTTCAAGAACGTTGATTTCTGTTGCGCCATTGCCGCCGTCAAGCACTTGAATCTTGGTCAAGAACTTGTAGTCGATACCGGATGCAGCAGAAGCCATTTCCAAAAAGTCCATTTGCTTTTGAAGTTGCTCGCCAATCAAGCGTGAAATTTGTCCTGACGCATCATCACGCAGTGACACTGTGATGTCAGCCCAGGTGTGCTTGCCGGCCAATTTCAATGTTGAATTGTAAATTGGAATTGTAATTTCTTCAAAAGTCAAATTTGGGCGTGTGGCGCTGACAACTTGCTTTGTAAGTTCTGTAGTTGGTTTTGAAACACCAAAGTTCTCAAAAAACACTCGAAAGCGATATTTGAGTTTGGGCATCAACAGACCCTGAGCATTCGAGCTTTGGTCGCTTGCCAGTGGTACTGTCATTCTCTGTAGTGATGAAACTGCCATTTGTAGTAATCTCCTATATTTTTATTTACCTGGAATGGAGACGGTTTAAAACCGCCCCCAATTTGGTTTATCCAGCAGCGATTTCACCAGTGTTCTTGATACGCAACGGAATGTAGATAAACTCTACTGCTTTCACTGGTTCTATGGCAATATCAACCCACAACTCATTGCGGTCGATACGAGCAGGAGTATTGTTACTCAAGTCGCACACCACCAAGTAGTCATAGATCGCACGTTTAGCAATCAAGTCAATCATCAAACTGTTGCAAGTGTTGGTGATCTCATTACGTGTGATTTCGTCGTTGGGCTCAAACAAATACAGTTTACCAATTTCTTCAAGACGCCCACGTAAGAATGCAACCAGGCGTGCAACGTTGATACGATCCAATGCTGTGGTAACCGTGGTTGAAGTCTTGTTACCAAAGTTGGTAATACCCACACCTGGAATAAAGGTGATTGGGTTGATGTTACGCTCATACAGGATGTCACGTACAGCTTGTCCAACGCTGAGTTGTTCAAACTCGCCAGTTGCAGCATTGATGTAACCAATGGCCACAGCATTGTCAACTACACCACGGCGTGTGCCTGCTGGTGCCAGCCATGGATAGCTCACTGCATCTGACCGTAGAATTGTGCGCATCATCATGTGACTTGGCGCACTAATCACAGTATTTCCGCTGAGATCGTTTGTTTGGCAGCTTGGATAGAAGTTGGCAGCATAATTACTGGTCGATGTCAAACCATCTTCAGTATCTAAACCAAGTCCAAGATTGTTGGTAGCCCAGCTAACCAAGCTGTTGCCATCTGGTCCGAGACGCATTGGTGTATCACCAACCACAAACAATGTGTTGTTGCGCTCGTTGCTGAGTGCAATCATGTTTGGTGTCAACTCAGGATATGCTGTAGCAGAAATCAAGTTGAATCCATTTTGCTCTTCTCTTGCAGCAGCACTGGTATCAATACTTGACTTCATGGCAGCCACAACCATCTTGCGTTGTGCTTGACGTCCAGCAAACATTGCACCGGTGTCTTTGTTACCACTGGCTGTTAGCCAGGTGTTTTTCACAGTAGGCAATGTGTCATCTGG